GTGGGGGCGACCTCGCGAGAGGTCGCTCCTGCTTATTCAGCATGGCAAGGTCAGGTGCAAGCACCCCAAGGCCCCCGGTTGAATATGTCACCTCCTCACTGGAGTCCATCCCAGTGAGGTCCGCAGGTGACGCGGCAAGACACGCGGTGAAGAGCCCCGAAAAGGCTCGTTCGACCCACCGTGTATCTTGGATCTCATCCATTGGTCGTAGAGGTACGATTCTGGCACGTTTCCACGCCGGTTTCGCACTTCCACGCCGATGACCAATTCCTCATCTATCTGCCATTGCGACCCATCGCCCTTGTCAGGCATTGGACGCGAACAGCGCGGTTTCTGAGGCTTTGCAGACCATATCCCTGAAGTATTTCTATCATCAGAGAAAGGCAATAAGTCCCTACCCGACACCGAATTCTGATAAAGATTGGTGTAGGTACGATAATCCACTATTCGTGGGAGATCGTTATCAACTTGTGACGCAAGTCTGTTGATAAGGTGTGAGTGCAGCCGTCTAAAACCGGCATCACCCACTTTATTGATTTCTGCAAACCAGGACATTAAGACTTCGGGGTTCTGAATCCCTTGGCCTCTCTTGATCCTGAATCGGATAGGTGTGATATCGTTGCCTTCGTAGGCATAGATCCCACAACTCTCTCGGACGCTCTGGCCTCCAACAAACGACTTTTGTTTGTTGACAACAAGGCCTAAGCGCTCCAGCAGATGCTCTATTGTTGATGTAATCCTGCTGTCACACAGGATATCATCTCCGAATACCCTAAACGGATGGAGTCTCTTGTCGTCGTACTCATAATGATTGGACATCATTTTGAGTGCTTCTGAGAAGGTACGCCTAAGTTCGGCGCTAGACTTCAATTCACCTTCACCGCTTAGAATCTCCGGGTGGTGCCACGACGAATAGCTAATCAAAGCTATCGAGCTGAACAAGACGCACTGTACAGGGAAACATAGTGCACTTCCCATAGGCGCGAATTTGACAAGTTCGCGTTCACACTTGACACCTTCCGGCGTCGTGTATTGAACGATGCTCGACCGCGTACCCAGCAAGTACTTCAGGACCTTCGGGGTGAAAGCCTTCCGGACTAACTGATTATGCACGCGATCCGACGCAGCACTCAAGTCTATCGTATCTAGCCCGTATGAATACGAGCCGTACATCGCACCATCCTGATTGTGTTCCTGATTCCTCAGGTCCACGAAACGGTTAATGCGTGACTTCTCCATGGCGCCAACGAACCAACGCATCACCTCTTGTTGGTGATACATATAGCTAGCCGGCTCCATGCAGATAGTACGATAACTCTTATACGATTTGGGTACGTATTCGAGTCTTGACTTGAGAGAACGCCTGAAGACATAGTCAACTTGCTTCAGATTCCCATCGTCATCATAGAGCAGGTGTTTCCACTGCCTACGAGGTGACAAACCTATCCGGTCACTTCTTCCGGATCTGACGTTGCGGAATGCCCAATCCAGCTTCGCATCTAGGTCGAGGTGGTCGAACTTCTCGTCTAGATTTGAGGCCTTTTCCGAGGTCGAACCACTGCCGTGTTTAGGCAGGAAGATCGAATCGTCAAAGTGCCTATCATCGAATAGGACATCAACGGACGCCTTAACCAGGCGCAGCAGATGTTCATCCAATTCAAGCTGTTCCAACTCTAACTCAACCTCAAGCCACGCACGAAAGGTCGTGTCCTTAAGGTCCGCAAAATCAAAGTCTGCCTTCGAGAGGAAACTCAAGAAGGTCAGCAGATATTGCAGAGTTACCGGATCTCCCGTCCTGTAGAAATGCAGGTACTCCCTGAAAACTGGAGTGTCGCGCATCGCGTACAGGAACTCACCTGTTATGGTGTAGTCTGATGTACTTACGCAAGTTCTGAGTAAGGAATCAGCGAGTTCCGCATAGAGTCTAATCGTGCCTCGCAGATCAGTAACCAATCGCCTAGAAAAGCTGGCGATTAATCTGCTTGGTTTCATATCATCTATGGGCGAGTCAAATAAGAGGGCGCAATACGCACCATGAGCCAGGTCAAACAACAGCCTGTTCTCGGGTCCGTATAGTTCTACCACTTGTTCTACGTCATACGCAGGAACAAGTGTCTTCGACATTAACGCTTAGTCAAATAGCGTTGTCAAGACACCGCGTTCGATGCTGGAGACCGAATCGGTCTTCGGGAACCCATTGGCGGCAGCCAGTTCGAAGAACGGGATGCCGAACAAGAGTTCCAGGCCCAGCACGATCGTGTCGGGGGACGCACAGCTGCGGCCCTCGTAGTTCCAGCCCAGCAGAAACTCGACTGGCTGGTCCGTGATCGCGCCTTCGGCGTCAGTTTCACGGATTTTGGTGGTCAGGCGAATCGTGTTCACGGTTTTATTCTGCCGTGAGTCGAAACGCTTCGTGACTTCCAGAACCAGACGGTCAGCTGTGCTACCGCCGTTATACAGATAGCGCGCGGATGATTGCTGCGGAGTGTCCTGTGAGTTCACAAGAACGAACAGGCCGCGATCGGTCGAACCGATAACCTTGAGTTTCAAATCGAGGTCCGCTGCGGTCGGGTTGATGAGAGCGTATGTGCTCATGTTGGTTTGTTAGCCTTTCGCATAACAATGTGGAAGAGAAAAGTGACGTGAACACGCCACTGGACTAGCGCCGACGACGACTCCTATAGTAGGAACGTCGATGAGCGCGGCTAGTGAACCGCTGAGTCTGCCAAGATCCGGAACTGCTTTCAGATCGTGGCATCTTCAGTTGGGTTCCCGTATGGCCCGAAAGGCCTACGACGCACGCAAGTGCGCCCGCTGAGAATGCTTGGTTTGTTGACAAAGCATTTCCCGCAGAAGAGTCAAACTCGGGTCTAAGGTTCCTCACTGGTGGCAGGAAGCGTGATATACGCCGACGATAGTACGTCACCAAAGGTTCGTCGTTTGTACTTTCTACACCGGCTGCCCTAAGTTCGAGCAGATGTGGGTAGTAGCTTACTCGCATAGAATGCACGAAATAAGCTGGGGCGATGGTGGCATAAAGAGCGTAGCTCTCCAATGCCTCCAACTTTTCACCAATCCCCACGAACCAATCAGCAACGAAGCTGAAAGGCACGAGGTCCCAGAGGTTAGACGGCGTGGGCGCGAGCCCAGACCCTTCAACACCCATGAGGAAACTGGTGAATTGAGAAAGCTGTTGGTTTATGACAGCTTTGGAGTGAAAGGCGATACTAACCTGTCCGTACCCCACCCAAGTGGAGGCGGAATAAGGAACTTCCAGGTAAGCAGAACCCCTTAAAGACGACAAAGAACCATCAACAAACACCCCATCGGTAAGAATACCCGCTAGAGTCTCGATATCAGATTCCATTGGAACGATCCCGTAGACGTACGTCAAGTACGCAGCGGAGACCGACCTAGCCAGCCTGAGGAAGGCCGCTAGATTGCCCGATGATGCACTTTTCAGGTCTTTTAGTACCTGAAGGGGAGCTTTCCACGTTGTGAGAAAGCTTGGCAACTCCGGGATTGATTCCAAGAAGTTCGAGTCGCATCGGAACTGTTGCAACGCATCAGAAGCTGAGAAGACATAGTTGCCTTCCAGCTCCCTAGCGTTGTGTTCAGTCCAGTCGCGCAACCGATCTTCTATCGTCTGATGACGTGAAGACAAATCACAGAACTGTGGCCTTCTGAGTGCATCCAAACTCGTCGTGTTAGGAACAACTCCGACGCGATCGATCATCAGCTCAGGGACGGAATTGACCTCAATTTGCGGGTTGAATACCGCAGTAGATATGAGGCTATCGTCATAACCCGAGAACTTATAATGGGTTACACGATCAATTTCGTCATAGGTTACCGTTACTCCCACTTGCGCCATGGCGGCGTCTAGTGTATAACGTTGTCCCGCTAGCAGAAGCCTGGAAACAGGGTGAGCAAGAGTAGTAACGCGGTAACTAACGCGATAAGTACTCTCAGTAACGGCCACGCCGAAAGCTCTGGCGAGGACGTTAAGGTCATAAGCAAACTCGAAAGTTTTGCTAGTGATACTCTCACTTTCGTCGTATCCGAGGTTGGAATAGACGAAGGTGGTGCTTCCATGCCCGTATTCCCGGGTAACACTGGGTCCGGGCGGATACTTTGTGAAGTACCGCTCTGCATCGAATGGATTGAGGAATGTAACCCCGCCGACGTTTCCGTCGGTAAGGGCGTAACTCCAGCTTCCATCTGCGATTTGCGATGGCGTGACATAACAAGTCTGCTTAGAATCAAGCCGAACAGTGCTATGTGGAGCAATATCAACAAAGGCCCGCGTCTCACGACCGGTACCGATAGTACGATAAGCTCCCCGGAGGGCCAGGTGGTTAACCTGGTTCTCTCCGCTCGCCTCAAGATCCATTGGCGTTCCGTTGAGCCCTGTGAGGGCACCGGAAATAGCATTGCCATAAGACCTCCAATCGTCGTCCCTGTCATACGGTATCTGAATGGGCGGGGTGCCCATGATATCAACGACAGGAAAAGGGTCTGAAGTCCAACCAAATAGCCAAGGTATTGACACATTAATTCTCGGGGACATAATCGGGGTCCATTCTAAGAATGGGTCGCCGACCCAACCTGGTCGAAACCAGGCACGCCAGGTGTTGAGAAACACGCTGCCGTCCGAATTGTACACCGTCACCGGTGCATCTGCAGAGAAAGGATACGCCTTGCGGCGGAACCTGACTGCAAGTTGAGATGTGCCGACTTGGTCTAGTTGAGTGAACTTCATATCGCCCTCGATATAGTAGCATAATCCAAGCGTGGTTAGCCCAGATCATGCAAGGATAAGAGTTGTCGATCACAGGGTTCGCCTTGCGAGCGAAGTATGACGCGACTGAAACGGTCGCCAATGCTTTTGCGAAGCACGGCCACTTTGTGTCAGTCGGCCCCGCGAGGGGTCGACAACACCGATCGTAGAAAGCTATGGCCTATCTTTCAGAGCTGCGCCTCAGACGTGTGTAGTGGTCGAATATTAGGGAAGGAGCCCCTCAAGGCTTTTGACCTTACGGTACTTACACATCGATTACGAGGTAGAGCAGTTGGTTAGGTAACCATACTACGATGAACGACAGAGGTTCGTTGCGAACATGCATGTACGGGACGTCAACTACAGAGTCCTACCCCTGCAGCGACAGAACCATAC